TCATATCGTTTCCAGACGCGCCATCAAGATGGAGCGAATTGCGATGGATTTATCTTCGGCCGAAAGCTTCCTCCAGAACGCATCGGCTCTCTGTTCGTCGATGTCGATCGCAACGGTAAGCATCCCGCTGGGCTTTACTGCAGGCTGCGGAATGGCGACGATCTCCTTCGTCCTGGGCGCCGCGGGCTTAACAGATCCACTGCGCTTCGCAGCGAACACGCCGCCATCCATACGAATCTTTCGCGCCGAGACATCGCTGATCCCATACTTGCGTGCGAGATCGGCATGAGATATCGAGGGATCGGCAGCAAGAATCGCTGCGCGGGTTTCTTCGGAGATTTTCTGGCCCTGCTTATTTGTGCTCATGGATGTGTCCTTTCTTGGCGGAGTGGCTTTCGCCTTTGTTAAGGCCGATTGAGCGGCATTTTGTGTGTGCTTTCCTTTGCATGGCTCGCCGGCATCACACTCCCAGCAGATCCAGTCATCGCCAGCCTTCACGGTGGCAACACAGCATCCGCAGTCGGCGCATTTCATTCCAGGCGGTGGCTCGATCATGCGATCCTCCGCTCTGCCGCGTCTACCGCGTGGATCTTCTCGGCTAACTGCATCATGCGATCGACGGCTACATTCTGCGGCGGTTTCCGTTTCGCCGGGTAGTTATGGCTCTCGGATTTAGCCGGCTGAATGCCGTGAGCCTTTGCCCAATGCCGAATCGTGCTTGAGGAGCAACCGATCAGGCGCGCAAGCTCGTCGGCGGCAACGCGCCGAACGTTGAGGCGTATCCGCTGCTCCTGGATCAGGTTCAACGGACGCCCAGGACGAAGGCGCGGCATGTCGGGAGGGAGCGGGCGCGTCGTCATCGAGACTTCCTTTCCTGCCGTGTCCGCGCGACACTCTCGCAGATGAAATCGACGTTGCGCCGCAGTGTTCCGTGCAGATCGGGCATCGGAACGCGATCGTCGCAGGAATAGAAGATGCGGTCGCCGGGCATGATGCCGACGACGATCAGCGCGTCGGCCTCTTTGCGAGCTGTTTCGACGAGGCGCAGAATCTGCTGTTCCTTCGCGCTAGGCATCTTGCGACTCCTCTCCGGCGCTCTCACGCCACATCAGAACTTCGTCCAGGAGCTGGATCAGCAGCTCGGCGCGCTTGACCAGGCCGCGCGCCTGATTGGGCTTGGCAGCCACATGCCGGAACTCATCCTGCAGGATCAAGATCTGGCCGACGGGAACAGATTTATCCGCGCTCACGGGCTGTGTCCTCTCCGGCAGCGCTGAGCGCCTCCATGTGGAGCTGACCCAGCAGTTCCAGGCCAGCCTGGTGGCCGGCCGCGGCGCGCAGAACAGCCAACTCGCCACGGACCTGATCGAGCACATCTTTGGTCCATGCTTTGCAGTCGTCATCGGTGACGATGATGTAATAGCCACCTTCGGCTCCGCGCTTGCTGCTGCCGATGGGCAGATGAAACGACATGCGCAGCGTGCGGACCGCTTGCTTGATCTGGCGGGCGTCGAGGCTGGTGCGCTGCTGGATCTCGCGGATCGGCATGGCGTTGGCCAGGCCGCGCATATAGCGCACAGCGCGAAGCACAGCCTTCTCAGGCTCTTCCAGGCTGAGACTGAGCGGCCCACCGGATGTGCCCATCAGCAGCGCGGAGATCAGCGCGTCGATCCGCGCTATGCGTATCTCCTGCGACTCAGGAAACGGAAGCGTTTGCGTGTTCAATTGATCGTCCCCCCTTCGCGCGGAATTGAAATTCCCATGTCGGCGAGCAATATGCGGTGAGCCTCAGTCAAAGCATGACCGGCGACCGACAGCTCTTCGCCGAGCCGGTTGGCTTGCCACCAGTACATCTCTTCGCAGTCATTGGCATGCATGTCGCGCATGCGGTTGACCATGGCTGCTGCATTCAGCAGGCGACTGCACGTTGTGGCCAGGAGCGCGTCAACCTCGGTCTTTTTTGAGTTATTCATGCATGCCTTTCGCGAGCAGCTCGGCGACCTTGCGATCACGGCCAACGTGCCAACCCTTACCGTGTGGGCATTTGTACGGCTTTAACGTGAATGCGTTTTGGTGCGGTCCGTGGCCACGCCCAGAGAGAAGCAGCCCGATATAGCTGCGGGCGTCCGCCTTGGTGCGCAGCAGCAGTTTTCCGCAGAGTGTGCAGAAGTCCGACTTGAGCAGCCGCCGGCGCGCCACCGGCTCCGAGTCCCAGGTGATGGCGTCGGTACGATGACGGGGCACGGTTTCTTCTGCGGGCAGTTTCATCGGGAGACCTCGAAAAGTGACCGCTGCATCGGCTCTTCGGCTACGAGCTTGCCGTCGCGCACCAATGCCTGGTCGCGATGAATCGGGCAGACGTCGATTGTGTCGCCGAGCCGCTTCATGCCGGAAACGCCATCGACATCGCTGTTCTGCGCTCCGAGCGTGCGAGCGCAGCGGTCGCACATCTCGGCGTCGCAGGTACGCCCGTTGCCGACCGGGAAATCGCAGAGCTTTCCCTCGCGGTACTTCTGGCCACAGAATTTGCACGTCCTGCGCGCACCCGTCGAATGGCCGCGGTTGATGTGGAGGACGGAGCCGCCTGGCATTTCGTACCATTCGCAGGGCATCAGCGCGCCTCTTCAATGCGATCGAGCGACTTAGGACCCGCGATCCCATCTAGCCATACCACCGGGCCGACGCCGCGACGCAACTCGGCAGGTTGGCGAATGGAGGCGGGGACCACTTCGCCGTTTACTTTGCGAAAGAGCACATCTGAGTGCACAGGATGCTTTGCATTGAACTCGGCTACGCGAAGGCTCTCCCGGGTTTCTTGCATGATGTCTGTCTTGCTCATCATCAGTAATCCTCCTCGTCGTTGCGTGAGTAGCTACGCAGGGAAAGCGGCCGTGCGTCGCCTGGTGTTCCATCGATTGTTGGCAGAAGCTTGCGCACCATCTCCTCTGTCATAGGCGTGATGCTGTAAATCGCGCTCAGACCGAAGTAGCGCGTAAAGCCCTTGCGCTCCACACGGCCACAGACGGTCAGATCAGGCACATCCACGCGAAACAACACGCCCGATCCGAAACTCTGTTGTGAGAGGTAGCCAACGACCCGCGCGTGGCCGAAGAGTTCGACGAGCGCCCAGGACTTCAGCTCGTCGGATTCTTTCGCCTCCGGATCTACCGGTAGAAGATATTGCTGCACTGAATCTGCCATTAGCGCTCCTCGTCTTTCTGCTGCCCGTTGCACAGCGATAGGCGCCCGTTTGTCAGCGCCGCTGTGGTCATGTGTTCGACTTCTCGCTCGGGACGATCCCAGCCCCGCGCGTGCATGTAGAGATCGTGCATCTCACCAACGAACGCATGAGCGTTGTCGATAATCAGTGAGAAACGGCAATTTGCGCGGCTGATCCGCTCCTTCTGATCGCCGCGCGCGGTGGCGATCGCGGCCGCTTCCCGGCGCAGCACCATCAGATCGGCAGTAATCTGCTTTGACTCGGCAATGAGCCGTGCGAGTGTCGGATTCGTGACCATCGCTCCACGCGCCATCAGCGGCCGGACTTTCTCTTCTGCTCGCGGACCAGCAGACTGAAGTTCTCTGAAAAGCGGTTGACATTACGTCGCACATCCTTGACAACGTGGTGCGGAACCTGGAGTGCAGGGTCATCCTGCGCGACGGCGGTTGCCATGCACTGCATAGCGTCGTTGAGTGCGTCTAGAGCTTCGCGCGACTTCTGCCAGAATCCCCACGCGGGATCGCGATCGCGGGCCGTCATTGGGGCTGCTCCTCGGCGCCGATCGTGCCTGTGATGGGAATGCCGGCAGGTTTCTGCTCGATGTAGATATGGCAGCGCTCGCCGGTGTATTGCGTCAGGGCGAACTGGGTAAAGCAGTCGGCCTTCTGCTCGACGTCCAGCGACTCCCACCAGGCGTCCAGCTCGTCCTCATCCACGCAGAGCAGCGCTGTGGGTGGCTCTGTCTCATCGTCCACGGAGGTGTTTGCGGATGTCCGGACGGCTTTGTGTGCGTCAAGGGATTGGCGGCCAAGCTGTGTGATGCGGTAGCCGCGCTCGGGCATGAAGTTCACAGCGTGGACGGCGTGCTGACTTTCCAGGCCCAGTAGAACATTGGTAGTGGTGTCCACACTGGTCGCCGATGCCTCGCCGATGAGAGATTCGATCCGCTGCGCTGTTATGTAGCTGTTCTGGCGGGAGAGCGCATCGAGGATCATGTACTCGATTGCGTTGAGATGGATCACTGCGCGCCGCCTTTCTTCGCGCGGGACTTCTTCGCGGGCTTGGCCGGATCGGCGATGACAACCTTGAGGGAAGGTTTCTTGGGCCTGACACTGATACAGCGGCCGAAGAGGTTGAGCACCTTCTCCGACAGACGCCTGGGCAGAGACTCGGACTTGAGCGCGGACTCAGCGCCCTCGACGATCTCGTATTTGGTCTGCACGGCGAAGAGCCTGGCGAAGTACTCGCCATGGCCGTTGGCAGCCAGCGCGTCGCGCAGCGTCTCCACGCGCTCTGCGTTGATGGTGAGCGTGTCGGACTTGGTGACGGTGAGATCGGCGAGGCGGCCGTTCAGGCGACGCGACTTTTCCGCGTTGGGTGGCACGACGCCCCACTGCTGCACCAGGGCGACGAGCTCCTCCTCGATGGCCTTGAGCTGCTCGCCTGCGGCGAGGCTGGCCAGTTTGGCGGTGAGATATTGGCGCGCCTTGGCGTCGATCTCATCGGGTGTGGGTCGCGCTGCTTCGCACTGGTTGGCGATCTCTTCGGCGGCTGCGTGGATGCTGGTTGCGGTTGCCATACGGTTCCTTTCGGGGTGAGCGGTTAAAGTGCAAAAACGCCGTTATGCGAGAGTGGCAAGGTACTGCGAGAGGCGCTTGTGCGCGCACTCCTGGCCACAGATGTCTTCGTACTTGTAGCTAGGCTCGCGCGGGGTAAGCGCGTTTTCGGCCTGGACGAACATGACGCCATCAATGCCCGGCATCGCTACAGCAACGAGCCAGTGGTTTGTCTCCTGCTTTTGGCGGCCGCAGACATCACACTTGACCGTGTTGACGTCCATCACTTGCCGCCTTTCTTGAGAAGCTGTTTCGCGCAGCGTGGGCAGAAGTCCTTTGCCGAAGGAATCCTCACCGGACTGCCGTCGTTATCGATGCGTCTTATAACGCGCTTCCACCCATCGGCTGCTGCTTCCGCGCGGAGCATCGACGGCGTGTAAATCGCGCCATCGACCGGTGCGGGACAGTTGCCGATGCGCGGAAAAGGATTGCCGCACTGGTCGCACTCAAGATTGAGCCGGGTAGCCAGCATCACTGCCCTACTTTCGCGGCTTCGAGGATCTGGTGAATGCGGCCGCTGATGAGGGCGTAGAGGACCTGCTCGACGACAAACACCAGGCACACGCCGGCGAGGCAGATCGTCACGCCCAAGAGCACCTTGCTCCAGTTGTAGAGGCGCACATAGATGTCAACGTGGCTGCCGCGCACCGTCTGCGTCATACGGCCGCGTAACCGCGTCCAGCGCTGGACGTCAGCCTTCTGCTGATCACGCACAATCTGGGTGAGGACCGGATTGTGGAAGCGCGCGAAGCTCTTTGGGTAAGTCATACAGTCTCCTCGACGGGCTCTGCCGTCTCGCGCTCTGCAGCAGCTGCCTTGATCTGATCGAGCGCGTTGGTAAGCGTGCGGATGTTGATGTAGGAACGGTTGCTTTCGAAGGCGTCGCGCGTGGTGGCTCCGGCGATGAGACCGTCTATGAGCCGCGATGCTTCGGCGGCCGGTTTACGGTTGAGCAGATCGCCGATCTCGCGCTCGATGATGCCGCGGGCTTCCGGCCGTTCAAGACCCGGCAGCCGAACCTTGGCGATGATGCGGGAGTTCCACTGCTCCAGAGTGGCGGAGAACTCGTCGAACTTCCGCTTGAGATCATGCGAGCCGGCGAACAGGAGCGAGAAATACGGCGACTGGTCGAGCAGCTCGCGGAGGGTCTCGAAGCAATCGAGGCTCAGGTGCTGCGCCTCATCGATGACGAGGAGCACGCGACGGCCGCGAAACTCAAAACGGATGTTCGACAGCATCGGATCGATGTCGTTGGCCACGCGGCATCCAGAGGCTATGGAGATGCGTCGCATCATATCCCGGGGGCGCACATTGGCGCGGGCGTAGACATAGAAAGCGCGGCAGCCATCCGGCTTGGACATCTCATCGGCGTTGAGCTGGGCAACCTGATTCTCGAGCACAAAGCTCTTCTGGCTACCCGGAGGCGCGTAGATCATGTAGGCGACGGGCCGGGGCAGCAGCTTCTGGAAGGTATCGCGGATGGCGCGGACGTTTGCGGTGTCGTAGAGATCGCCCTGGAGCCGCGTGGGAGCCGCCACCGGATGCAGATCAATGAACTCATTGGCGGCACGCGCAAGGACGCGGCCTGTGCGGGCCACGTTGTGATAGCGATCGTGCAGGAAGAGCCGCAGCGACACATCGCTGTAGCCGATGCGGTGAGCGAAGTCAGGAATAGCCAAGCCGGTGCGCGCCAGGTAGTCCTGGATGCGCTGGACGGTGGCCGCGTTTGTGTCGGCCTCTTCAGCCAGCGCTACGCGGTTGGCTTTGATGTCAATCTTCATTGCAATGCCTCCAAAAAACTGTTGGCGATGTCGGCCGCCGTGGACGGCGCCGTGGCCTTTTTGTCCGGCTGGACCCGGGATTTACGTTGCGTGATGACGTCGTGATTGCCCGCAGGGAGCTGCAGACGCTTGTAGAGCATGTCCTCGGCAGACCCAGCGCCGTTGCCGCGCGCCGCTGTGGCGATGGCCGCGAGAGATTGGCGGGTGGCCTTTTCCAGGCCGCGGCGGATCGACATCGAGGTGCCGATCTGCGCCTGGGTGGCCTCGTCATTGGGCGCGAAGCGCAGCAGCGGTTCGGCCTCCAGCCAGGCGATAAAGCGCCCGTCCAGGTCGAGCACGATTGCATACTCGGGATCGCCGGCGTTGTAGCCGACGAGCACGTCCTGGTCGTTGGCCTCGTGCATCGCGGCCCAGGCCATGCGATCTTCCGGTCGCGGTGTGTAGCGGTATTTGCCGAGCTTGATGGCGCACTCGCGGACGCCGCGACGCACATAGTCGAGCATCAGCACGGCCAGGTCTTTTGGATCCGGAGCCGGTTTCTGCTTTGGATTGCGCTCGGAGGCGAAGATCTCGTTGGGGGTGCGGCCGTCCATGCCCTCGCCGGATTGCGGCGTGTTGTTGTACTCGTCGAGCCACGCCAGACACCCGAGAATGAAGCGGCTGGCAAGCGGATGCCGGGACTCCTCCACGCGGCCAGCCTTGAGCAGCCAGCGGTGGCGCATCATCGCCTTTTCGGTCGCTTCCGGGCGCGTGAAGGGCGAGCCTGATGTGTAGGTCGAGTGCACCGCGTCAAAGTGCATGTGCATGGTGCGGAAGAAGCGCTCGACATGCTTCGACTGCGGGTGGCGCGGAATACAATGCGTAACCGCGATGCCTAGCCGGCCCAGCAACCCGGTCTTCTCGATGACGCCGTACTCCTGCTGCCACCATTGCGCGGGCGCTTTCCGATCGTCGTCGTCGGCCTCCGGCAGCTCGCTGGCGCGCGCCGCGCCCCTGGCCACTTTTTTGTAATCCTTGCCGTTATCGACGTAAATGCCCTCAGGAGGGCCGTCTTCCAGCATGGCGCGCACGATGGTGGCGGCGATGGAGCGGGAGCTGCCTTCCCACGCCCAGGTGGCCCAGGCCTTGCGCGAGCGGTAATCGACAAAGGCCGACATCCGCAGACGCCCGGGCGTGCCAAAGGGGACCTCGTCGAAGACATCATTCGAGATTTCGACGTCGTGGATGCCGTGGTCGCCGACCCAGACCTGGTTTGCGTAGATATCGATGTACGCCCGGCGCAGATACGGTGCCATGCGCTCGCGGTAGATCCGCTGACCTTGCCGCGCCAGGGCTTTCATGGCAGGCGAAATGTTCTGCGAGAGGAAGATGCGCACCGTTTCATGGCTGGGAAAGTCGGTCTCAGTCAGGCCAAGCGCCTGCATCTCGTAGCGGAACTGCTCGCAGACGAAGCTGATCGACTGGCGCTCATTGAGATAGAGGTGTGCTGCGAGCATGGCCGCCTCATAGTGCTTGGCAAACCAGCGGCTCTGGCCTTTGTCGGCGCGGATGCGGTCGGCGAGACCGGCGAATCCCTGGGTGCGATATGCGGCCAGCCAGCGCTTGATAGTGCGCGTCGATTGTCCAGTGCAGCCCGCGACGTACTCGATCATGCGTTCCAGGCTGGTGACCGGACGCCCATCGGGCAGGCGAAACGCCGCGAACCGTGCCGGGGTCTCAAGAAATTGCAGAAGAGGTTCCAGGGCAGCCAGACGTTTATCTGCCTGCGCCTGCGCGTTTGGATCCGGCAACACGACACGCTCCATCGCCGCTGCGGGCTGGTTGGCAAACAGCGGCCCAAGCTGGGCAGGCGGCGGCGCGACTACGGTGAGCTGCGTCTGCGCCGCCGTGTTGGGAAGGGGAAGGGAGTCCTCGAAATAGACGCGAACCGGACGGCCGTTTACGTCGATCTCGTCGTCGAGACCGCGGGAGACCAGCTCTGCGCGACGCCGGAAAAACGTAGCGCGCGACCAGCCAGTCCGGCGCATTACTTCATCCGCGGATATCCATTTACTGCTGACGGGGACAATGGCGAGCTGTGGGGCGGCTATCATAGCTCCTCCCCCGAGAGGCTGTCTTCGAGTCTCTGTACCTCTTTGCTCGCGCGTTTCTGGCGTAGGTATTCACGCCCAAGCTCAAGCAGCTCTATCTCCGCTCCGCGAATGACTCTGTATCCGGCAGCCTCGGCACGGCAGCGAAGGAGAGTGTCGTCTTCGACTGCGCGACAGAACGCACGATCCCACGCACCCGGCCAGCGATGCAGCTCTTTTGATTCAGCAGTGAAAGACGCGATCATTCGCGCTGTGACTTGAACGCCGAGCAGGACGCTCATACGATCTGCGATCTGCTCTCGGCTCTTCCCGCTCCTCTTGATGCCATCGGAGATGACACCGCGCACCATCAAATCGTCATTTAGCGAGCCGGGAACCGTTTCGTTGCCTAAAATACGTCCTTCTTTGCCTAAGTTATGTTCAAAGAGTGGCAGTGACATTGGTAATGAACGGCCGCAAGATTGGGAGCGTGATGAACTCATGCCTCGTCTCCCGATCTGCCGAAGTCGATCTCGCCTGCGTCGTTGAACGGAATTCCAGCCTGCGCCAGGAAGAACTTTTTAGTTTTTCCTTCAGCGATCGACGCAAGGAGGCCAATTGCAGTCCCGCTCGGACGGGTCGCGCCGCTCTCCCACTTAGAAATCAACGACTGATCTCTCACGCCAAGAGCATCCGCGAACTGCTTCTGCGTTTCGCGCCTGCGCTTACGAAGAGCAAATATTTCCCGACCAAGGAGGCAAGCTTCCTCTTTTGTCTTGGGCTTTGGGCGAAGCGAAACGCGGGAAGATGGACGCGCCTCGGCCGCGTCGAAGATTGCGCGGACCTGGGAACTGAGATACATACGTCTCAATTCCTCCTCCGCAGACGCCCCGCGAAAGAGAACGAGAATCGAAGCTTTGAGGAGGAGAGATGCATCGCGTAGCCGACTCTTCATGCCGCACGCTCCCGCGACAATTCCCGGTCACGTCGACGCAGTTCGATGCGAAGCGCTCTTTCTACACGGCTACTGACTCGGTTCCCATAGGCAACCTGTCGGACATGTTCATGAGAAAGCCCAAGCGAGCGCGCGACCTTCGCGATGACGCCCCTAGTGCGGGTGGCTGGAGCAAAGCAGGCTTGCAGCGATGTAAAATCCACGGTGTGTTTTCACTCCCCGAAGGAGCAAATATATCGGTGACCGTTAAGTCTGTCAACAAAAAAATCGGTGAACGATTCACGCCTAAAATCGTCCCCGTCAAGATACGGGAGCTTCGCTTGCGTATGGGGATCAATCAAAAGGTGTTAGCTGAGCATCTTGGCGTGGGGCAAAACACAATCTCTGACTGGGAGAACGGGCTGTACGATCCCTCGCCAATGGCACTCATGGCAATTGGCCGAGTAGACATCGGAAATGAACTCTGGTGGTACGAGCAGGCAGGTCCCCAATATGCCGATAGGTTCAAAACCGTGCAGGCAGTCTATCGTTTGCGAGCCGAGCGGGCGGCTAAAGAGGCACAGAAGTGTTCCTGGGATCCTGAATTTATGAAGTCTCTAATCCAGGCTGTCGATATGGAACTGAAGAAGCGAAAGAAGCGTTTGCCGATTGACAAATACGCCGAGCTGATCGTGATTTTTTATGAACATTTCTATGAGACCCGAAAGTGGGATTCCGCATTTGCGGAGCCATTGTTGAGGATTGCGTAGAGGCAATCTTCAAATTTCTGCCATGGGGGCATCGGGCCGATGGAAGCAGGGACGCTGCATCTTGCTGAGCGTGTGGGAGCCATTATGGACTTTACGGAATCAATGGAGAGCGAACCAGAAGGAAACGGGCCAGATATTTCGATCAATATAAGTTCGCCCAACAACCGGATTGCGGCCCGGGACTACATCGAGGTCAACATTCACCTGGGGCCACGATCCGGATCCGATGCACCGGAGTCTAACGTTGAATCAGCAACTGAGATTCAGAGGGCTCTGACCGACGTGGCGGACTATGTGCGCCGCGAGAGGCATGGTGAAACGGCATCAAAGCACTGAAAGGAAAGTGAGAGCGCATGACACCTTTTGTCATATTGATCGTCATTATTGCCTTTGCTCTTGTTTCTGTAGCAATCTACCGTGCGGTCCATTCTCCTGATGTGCCCACACAGATCAGCGATCAGGATGAGACTGTACCCAGCGCCAGGCCTCTCACGGCTATCAGCATCTTCTGGGCCATCTTTGGCGCGCTTTGGGCCTACACCCTTCTAGCCTCTCTTGTTTACATCGCACTCCGATCACTGAACAATCTCTAGACACCATCCGCCGCGCGTAATTCACGAGCGGCGGATTCTTTTTGCGATTCGGACCATCGCCGATGATGGCTGCTCTACGCTGGCCTCACCTACGGGGAACTGGAACCGCGAAATCTTGAGAAAGATTACTCGCGGAGAGCCAGAGCGGCGTGGAGCACGGCTGGACGCATGAGAATGCCACTCCGGCCGCCGCGTCTTTTCCCGCCACGGGGAGAGGCGACGGAATGAGCGTGGCAGAACTGAGTCCGGCAGGGTTGGCGCTGATCAAGCGGTCGGAGGGATTCCGCGCCCGGGTCTATCGCGACATGGCAGGGATCGCGACGATCGGCTGGGGACACAGGCTGCTCCACCCGGACAGCTTTCCCGACGGCGTCACGCCGGACCTGGCCGAGCACATCCTGGCCTGCGATGTCGATGACGCCGAAGAGGCTGTCCATCGGCTGGTGCACGTCCCGCTGACCCAGGGCCAGTTTGACGCGCTGGTTGATTTCGTCTTCAACCTAGGCGCCGGTCGGCTCGCATCCTCGACTCTTCTCCATGATTTGAATGCCGGGCACTACGTCCACGCCGCTCTCGAACTGCTCCGCTGGGACCATGCGGGGAATAAGGAGCTGGAATCGCTGAAGACGCGCCGCGAGGCTGAATTCGCACTCTGGCACGGTGGCCAGATACCCAACCAGGAGAAAACGCATGCTCAGTAACATCTGGAACCATCCGAAGACCTCGTTTGTTGGGGTCTTGCTTGCCGTGCTGACGATCGCCGGCGTCCTTACCCAGCAGGGCATCACGCTCGGCCATATCGGCACCGGCACCGGCGTCGAGCTATGTGTGGCTCTGGCAACCGCATTTCTCGGCCTGTTGGCCCGCGATCCGGAGAAAAGCGCCAGCCGTAACCCCGGCAGTTCCACCCAGAAGGTGGGCGTCTGGGCGCTGATCCTGCTGACCTCGATGATCCCGCTGCAGATGGGCTGCACACAGCAGCAGAAGATCACCGTTGCCCAGGAGATCGTGAACTGGGGACCTTCGGTCACCAGCGCCGTGAATACCATTTCGGCGACTGCGTCGCTGCTGGCTCCGGCCGATGCGCCGATCTTCGCGACCGCGACGGTCGGGTTCGACGCGCTATCCGTAGGCCTACAGGCCGCGGCGAAGGACTACCTGGCCAACCCGAACCAGACCACCCTCGCGTTTCTCCAAACGGAGATTGTGAAGTTCCAGCAGAGCGTGAACAGCTCGCTGCTGCAGGTTGCGGGGATTAAAGATCCGAACTCGCAGAAGCTTGCGCTGGCGGCGATCAACGGCCTGGCGACGGCGGTGAATACGGTGTTGAGCCTGGTGCAGTCGGTCAGCTCCAAGGGTCAGGTGGCGGCCATGGCAGCGCAGGTGCACATCACGCTGGCCCAGGTGCGGCCGTACCTCGATCAACGGCAGATGCAGGCGGCCGCAAATCGCGTGGCCGACGATCTGGCGCTGAACGATGCCCCGACGGTGCCTCAGTTCTTCGCGTATGAGGCGCAGGCGGGCTTCTGATGCGGATCCGCGTGCTGATCTGCGGGCTGGCTGTATGCGTGGCTCTCGGTTGCGCTCCGGCGATTGACGGGGCGCAACCAACCCGCCAGCAGCTCGAAGCCCAGCTCCAGACATTGGAGTCGCAGTTCTGGGCCGAGCAGGACGCGCTACGCGATGACGCGCTGTTGCAGCAGATCAATGCCACACGCGACGAGCTGTGGCGAATGGACGCGGCGGCGCTGGAAGCTGACGATCCAGCGTTTCACGCGGTCCAGCGGAAGATCCACACCACGGTGATGGAGCTGGAGTTGCTGGAGGCGCGGCCGCCGCGGTGGCAGTTCTGGCGGTGGAAGGCGCGGGCAAAGATCAACAACTATCTGCGAGCGCTGAGAGCGCAGGAGTACTGAGATGGCAGAAGAGACATTTAAGGTTTCCCTGGATGGCGATCAGGTCAAGGCGATGGAGGCCAAGCTCACCAATATGGGCTATGGCCCCGAGTCTCTGGAGCAGGGCGGCGTGCTGCCCGAGACGCATGGCGTGGTGCTGGCCTACACGGTCGAGATGGCAACGGCGCCGTTGTCTGCTGTGGTTACTTTTACGGTCAGGAAGAAGCCGTTTTACGTCGGCCTGGGCATGATCGAGTCCGGCGTAAAGCAGATGATGGGGATCGCCTGACGCGATGCGACTGCTGAGCGAAACCCGGATCCTGCAGCGGGCAGCGCGCGTGCTGCTGATCTCATGCGCGCTGTTGAGCGTGGCGATGCTGCTGCGCAGCTGCGACGACGATGGCGGCTACGGCTGGCGCGTTTATGCGCAGGCAAAGGTCGCGCGCTACGCCCAGAGCGGAATCTATGCGCTGCCCGATCGCGCGGCGACGCCAGGCGTGGTGGATCCACGGGCGGTTGCCGACCTTTCGGGCGCGCGCCACATCTCCGGAGGCGTCGAGCGCAACATTTGCGCCGCGGATTTCCGCTCGACGGCGATCCGTAAGACGATCCGGAACTTCGCCGGCCTGAAGCGCAAGGCCTGCGCGGAGTACGGCCTGGCGAAGTGCGACGGCAGCGTGGAGGGCGATCACCTGATCTCGCTGGAGATTGGGGGCTGCCCGGATTGCCTGGCGAATCTTTGGCCGCAGCCGATGGACGAGGCGCGCGTCAAGGACCACCAGGTGGAAGACGTACTGCCGAAACTGATCTGCGCCGGGAAGATATCGCTTCGCGGCGCGCAGGAATGCATCGCCAGGGACTGGGTGGCCTGCGGCGAACGGTTGAAAGGACTGGAGAGCAAATGAGCTGGAGCGTGAGTGCGGCCGGGAAGCCGGCCGAAGTGAAGGAGATGCTGGCGGGGCAGTTCAAGTGGCCGCTGGATGAGGTGAACGGAGTGTCCGATCCGGGCGAAAGAGAGACGGTTCGGCGCATCCAGGGAACGATCGACCAGATCCTAGACACGTTTCATCCCGACCAGAACGTCCAGGTGATTGCCTGCGGTCATATGGGATACCTCGACTGGGACACGAAAGATGGCGCTTACCAGAACGTAAGCCTCTCGGTTACGCCAAAGCCGGCCGAGGGGTAAAAACGGCGTCTGGAAACCGCCGCGTGGGGGCGTTCGAGGGGGGTGGGCTGCACCAACCCCAGCAGGACGTTTTGTGGGACGCGTCCCCACGGCCTTATTTTGCCGCCGTTGATGGGTCTGGAATCGGGTCAAACCCCATTCGGGGAGAAATTTGGAGCGCTGGAGGGGGCGGATGGGGGTTTTGGGGTGGGTCTGGGAGGCGTTTTGACGGGACTGAACCTGAACGGGGCGTCACGCAGCGGCGAGATACGGATCGGCTTCCGGACGGGCTGGATCCGGTCGATCGCGATAGCCATGGGAGGCGCGAGCGTGGTCGGCATCGGCCTGGGGCTTTTGGGACTGGCCGAGCGGCAGCCGACGCAGATGTTCGAGCTGCTATCGCGCTGGGGATTTGTCTGGCTGCTGGCGCTGGCCGCGATGGTCCTGTTGTGGGACCTGGCCAAGCTGGCGCTCGGGTACCTGGGAAAGCTGGCCGACTCCGTGCAGGATTCGGCGGTGGCCATCGGACGCCTCGCGGATCGCGACGACAGGGAGCGCGACCGCATGATCACAGAGACGGCGTTCATTGGACAGCGGCTTGAGCGCATGGCGGACGAGCTGCGTGCCGACCGCGCAGAGCAGAAGGCGCACAATAACCGGCTTGAAGCGCTGATGAGGTCACTGAATCGCAACGAGGGGAACGGGGATGGCTATCGACGCGGCACAGAATAAACGGCTCAGGGGCGTGATTATCGAGGTGCTCTACGGGCGGCACACGGCGCAGTTGTCTCGCGCCGATCACGTCATGCTCTGGCGCATTGTGAACGAGATAGGCTGCGACGTGGGCGAGAACGAGCTGATCACTACGTTGCAGGACCTTTCCGACCGGAGTTGCGTAAAGTATCGCGAGGAGCGCAACCGGCTGACCAACCGTGTCGAAATATCGCTGATTCAATTGACCCCGCGCGGCCGCGACCTGGCTGAGCGCACGATCAACGATCCGGCTATTCAGTTCTGAGGAGGGCGCGATGGAAAATCGGAGACGCCCCCGCACGGGCGAAAAGCGGATTAAGAACATCCCGCTGAAGATCGATCGTCTGATTGAAGCGCAGCCCTCGATACGCGACGCAATCCTCTATCTCCGTAATAAAGCGGTCAGAACCTGGAAGGAGATCGAGGAGCAGTCGGCGCGAAAATACAGCGCCAAATGGCAAGAGGACCTGGGTGGCTTTGTGAACTGGGACGCGCTCCCCACGCAGGTTTTGGAGCTGTTCCCCGATTTGCGCGTCACTTACACGAGCCTCCATCGCTGGCACGATCTGCGCCTGCGCCAGGTGATTGCCGATGTTGAGGCCCGTAGCATCGTGGCGCGGGAGCTGGCCAGCTCATTTTCAAAGTCCGTGATTGCCGGCGACGACAAGGCGGTTCTTAACGCCGCGCGCGACCTGTTGATGTCTCTGATTGCAGAGGACGCGTCGCAGAAAGCGCGGATGGATGCCACGAAGGGTTTGATCGCACTGGCCGAGCAGATGCAGGAGCGCCGGCTCAACGACATCAAGGAGCGCAAGGTCGCCGTCGATGAGCGGCGCCTGGTCCAGCTCGAACGCGACGCCGAGATGAAGCGCAGGAAGTTCCAGAGGGAAATGGATGCCGCAGAAAAGAAAATCACGCGAGGCCAAGCCCTCACCGCAGACGACATCAACCGCATCCGCGAGCGCGTCTTCGGTATCGGCCCAGCTCCAAAGCCAGCAGCGTAGCACGCCGCAGATCGAAGTCATTCCCCACGACTTCGGGCTGCCGCCTGTGATCCAACTGCGTCCCTATCAGCAGCGCTGGATAGATGACAGCACGCGTTTCAAATTGGCTGTCAAATCTGCCCGCATCGGCTATTCCTACGCGACCGGCGTCGATCACATCTTCCGCCGCCTGGAACACCCAGGTTCGACGACTACGGTGCTTTCTCCCTCTCAGGCACAGTCCACGGAGTTCGTGGATACGTGCAAGAAAAATATGCAGGCGATCGGCGCGACGGCGGATCTCTATCAGGAGTTCTGGAAGGACGACATCAGCGCCACGGACTTCCTGGTGCAGCGGATCCAGCTCGCCAACGGGTCTCGCATCATGGCCCTGGCCGCCAATCCTCGCACAGCCCGCGGATATCCAGGCGACGCGGTTCTCGATGAGTTCGCCCATCAGATGGACAGCTATGCGATCTGGGCAGCTATCTTCCGCCAGGTTGCGCTGGGCAACCGGCTGGACGCTCTGTCAACGCCAAATGGCGAGCAGGGCAAGTTCTTTGACCTCGCAAGGGATCTCGGACTCACGGATGGCGTTGCGCCGTCGCCCAACCCTCTGCGTAAAGGTCCCTGGAGCGGGCACTGGATCGATGTGCACATGGCCGTCGCCGACGGGTGCCCGATCAACATTGACGAAATGCGCGAAGGCATCAAGGATGCCGACACCTGGGCGCAGGAGTTCTGCTGCACATTCCTGAAGGCCACGGGAGCGTGGCTGCCAATTGAATTGATCCAGCAGTGCGAAGACTCCGGTGCGACGGTCGACTGGCCTTCTGGCTACGCGGCGCGCGGGCCGCTCTATGCGGGCATCGATGTAGCGCGCAGCCATGATCAGACGGTGCTCTGGATGATTGAGCGCCTGGGCGATATTCGCATGACGCGCCTGGTTCTCCCGCTGCACGCGTTCCCGTTCCCAAAGCAGTACGACACTCTTGATCCATGGGTGCGCATGTCTACCCGGACCGCAATCGATTCGACGGGCATGGGCATCGCGCTCTATGACCTGCTGGACCAAACTAACGGCGGTCGGTTGATGGGCGTTAGCTTCGGTGGCACCAACGACAATGGCGTGCGGATGAAGGTTGACCTGGCCGTGAAATTCAAGCGGGCGCTTGAAGCGGCTCGTTTTCGGTTGCCTTACGACCCACAGATCCGTGTCGAGCTGCAGTCAATCAAACGGGAAGCAACCGCAACCGGCGTTACCTTTGACGCGCCGCGCATCGAGCTGGAGTCGGCCGTTGCGGGCGGCGCGAAGCGCAAGGTCTTTGCACATGCTGACCGATTCTGGGCCGCGTCGCTGGCCGAGTTTGCTACTGATAATGGTGTTGCAGCAGCAGGAGAGACGAGTAGCGTACAGATGGGCAGCCGCGATCCGCGCGCGGAGCGCGAAATTATGGCTGGCGCGAGCCGCGTCGTCAGCGACCACATTCAACGAGACAGGAGGTCCCGATGGGCCTGATTCCCGGACGTATCAAGAGTCTATTCACGCGGCGATCGCTCGCAGAGCGTAACAGCATGACGCTGCTCAACCTGGAAGAGGCGAAGCGCTGGGAAGACGCCCGCGCGGCTGCTCCTGCGGTTGAGAAGGTAACGACAGAGGCGGTTGCACCGCAGCTTTTCACCTTGACCACAGGCGACGGTGAGGATCCTGGCTTCCGCCGTATCACGTCGCTGGCGACGCTCCGCGACCTGAACCCCCTGATGCATGACCGCATGCTGCAGGTCTGTTACTTCCTGCGCGTGACAACGCCCTTCGGCAAGCGGATCGTCGAGATCCTCACCGATTACACGGTCGGAAAAGGCGTGCGTATTACCGCCAAGGATCCGCGCGTGCAGGAAGTGATCGACGACTTCTGGAACGACGAGATCAACTCCATGGACGACAACCTCGAACAATGGTGCGACGAGCTGACGACGTTTGGTGAGCTGTGCGTGCCGGTGGCCGTGAACACGGTGAGCGGCAAAGTGCGCGTCGGCTACATCGATCCAATGAATATCGACACGATTCAGTTTGCCGAGATGGCGACGGCTGATGGCACGGCGTCGATTAACATCCCTTTTGCGGTGCGACTGCGGCGCGAGGTGGGCGAAGTGCTGCAGCAGCCGATGGCGATCGTGCGCCGCGTGGAGGATCCCAATAGCCCCGACTACGGCAAGCTCGCCGGCGAGTGCTTTTACTTCAATCTGAATAAGGCGAAATCCGCGAGCCGGGGCTTCAGCGAGCTGTTTGCGCTGGCCGACTGGATCGATCTGTTCGACCAGATGATTTTCGACTTCGGCGACAAGGTCCGCTTCCTGAACTCCTTTGTCTGGCACTACATCGTCAATGGCGCTGACGACAAAGCCGTCGCCGCTTTCAAGGACAAGCTCACCAAGGATCCGCCAAAGCAGGGCGGCGTCTTCGTTTCCAACGACCAGATCAAGGTCCAGGCCCAGACACCCGACTTCAAGGGCCAGGACATGTCCGCCGGCGCGAGCATGGTGAAGCTCTACGGCCTGGGCGGCGCGGGGTTGCCGCCGACGTTCTTCGGCGATGGCGTCGATTCCAATCGCGCATCCGCCGTCGAGATGAACGCTCCGGTGACCAAGAAAATCCAAAAGCGCCAGAATCACCTGGCGCGCTGCCTGCGAGCGGTTTTGAACTTTGTGGTCGAGTGCGCTCAGAAATCGGGCGTGCTGCCAGAGGGAATCGATGCGAGCTATGACATCGAGTTTCCGGAGATCGCTGTCAAGGATCTCGAAAAAGGTGCGCAGACGCTGGCGGGCGCGTCCACCGCGCTCCAGGTCGGCGAGCAGGAGGGGTGGGTCACTGGCGCTACTGCCGCGCGCGCATTTCACACGGTCCTGGCCGAGATCGGCGTTGATATCGACGACTCCAAAGAGGAGTACGTGCAGGCGCAGCAGGAGAAGCAGGCTCGCGCCGACGAGCAGCAGAACCGCTTCTTTCCCCAGTCGCGGCTCTCGCAAGTGCTCAAGAACCTCAAGGCTCCGAATCCCAAGGACAGCGCCGGCAATGGCCCAGACGATGATCTGCTGGATGAAGCGGCCGCGCGCTCGCTGGTGCAGTAATGGCGGATTCGCGCGCGCAGGCCTACGCCGAGCAGCTCTTCGCCCTGACGCGCGAGGCGGAAGCCCTGACGCCCGAGGCGCTCCGCCGGATTCTGGTATTGCTCGACGCGGCGAACCGCGAGATTCTCGCCGATCTGGCGCGTACGGAGCCGAGCAGCTACACAGCGGCGCGGTTGCAGGCGCTTAAAGCGCAGGTGGATCGTGTCCTCGATCAGTTTGGATCGCGGGCCGGCAGCGACGTGAATGCAGCGCAGCAGCACGCCTACACGCTGACGGCACAGAGCGTAGACGCAACGGTGGCCGCGGCAACGGGCACGCTTGCTGTGCACCCGGTGGTTGACCAGGCCATGCTGCAGGTGGCGCAGGGATACTCGGCCGACCTGATTACAGGACTGACGCAGGAGATGAGCGCGAAGATCAACGCTGCGATTCAGCGAGCGTACCTTGGAGGCAGCAGCCTGCAGCAGCTCGTGGCGCAGATCGGCACCGAGCTGGAGGGCGGTCACTTTTCCGGGCTCTTCAGCCAAGTCGGTGAGCGCGCCATGACCATCGCAACCAACGAGATCATGCGGGTGCACTCGCTGGCGTCAATGGCGCGGATCAATGCGTTGGCGGCTCATCACCCGGATCTCAAGAAGCGGTGGAAGCATATTCCGGTTGCGAAGGTCCCGCGCATTCCGCATATTCTTGCCGACAACCAGGTGCGAAAGCCCGCTGAGCCATTTATGGTCGGAGGCGAAGAGCTGCAATATCCACGCGATCCTGCCGGAACGCCGGGCAATACCATCAACTGCCACTGCCTGGTGCAGCCGTACTTCGCTCCGGAGACGCTCAAGCCCTCTGACAGAGAGCGTGATCTGCTCAAGAGCTATGGCCTTTCTGTCGCCTCATCGGGCGCGTAATTCACGAGCGGCGGATTCTTTTTGCGACTCGGACTGCGCTTTTGTTCCCCGAAACTATCCTCACTTCTGTTGACGATTTCTCCGATCACACAGGAGTGGACATGGCACCGACAGTAACAGTTCCCGACGCGCCTGAGCATTTATCCAAAAAGGCAGCGAAGCAATGGCAGGCCGCGTTTACCACGGCCCTGGCGCAGGCAAAGATCAACTATCCCGACAACGAGTCGGCACAGCGCAGTGCGGCCACGAAGGCCGCGAACACGCTTCTGGCGGTAGTGCCACCGACGTCTGCCGACGAGATCAACGCCCTGGGAGACTGGCAGGTGATCAATCGCGGCGTCCGCGTCAACAACAAGACCGGCGTTCGCGAGGCGTATTGCGTGGCCGCGGATGGCCGCAAGTATGCATTCCCGGTTACGACCAAGAGCGCCACGGCAAAGCAGGAAGCGCCGCAGGGCGCGAAGGTCTAGCCGCTAGACATCTGGGTGTTACCCAACGGGAGCGGCGATGATTCTGAAGTGGATGCTGGCGGCTGAGGCCGCGAAGACGAAGTCGGTTGGCGGGAAGGAATATCCCGCCAGCGACTTTTTGTATGTCGGCGACCCGGATAAGCCTGAGACCTGGAGCATCTGCGTTGCCGACCAGGGCCATGTGCGCGACGGCATGGCGCGATTCGACCAGGACAAGATCATACCGGCAGCCAAGCGCAAGGCGATGGCGAAGAAGCTTGCCGGCATTGGCAAGCGCATGGGGATGGATGTCGGGGGCTTCGCAAAGAAGTATGTCGCGAGCGAAGCCGACATCTCGCACGCCGATCAGCACGATCGCATACGCCAGGCGCTGAAGCAGCAGTTCGGCCAGGACGAGAACGGCTATGCGCGGTTCAGCCCATGGGAGCACTTCGACGACTACGTGATTGCGCGCGACAGCGCCTCGAACAAGCTTTACCGCGTGCCCTGTGAGTTCGGTGACGACGGCGAGCCGAATCTGGGCGACGCGCAGGAAGTCACGACGGCGTATGTTCCGACGGCTGAGAGCTGCGCTTTTATCTCCACTGAAGCGGATGCGGCGCCGGTGAGCGGCCAGTATCCGATTACCGTTCTGCGGGCCGGATGGGGAACCGGCGCTCTCAATGGGCGCGCCATCCCGCACTACTATCCGCCGGAGTTTATCGCGCATGTCGCCGAGGCGGTCAGCGGAAAGCCGTTTGGGCGCCGCCATCCGGATCAGAAAGGCTCCGACCCAACGGGCGCTACGGATCCGGAGCGCATCGCTGGCTGGCTGTATGGCGGCGCGGTGGTCGGATCCGAAGCTCGCTCGACGATCAATCTTTTTACGACCGAAAGCGCGCTGCGTTCCAAGCTCGACGAGGCGCGCGCCAATCAGAAGCTCGACATGTTCGCGGTCTCCATGCTGGCGATGATCGGCTATAAGCCGGGAGTCGTCGAGGGCAAGCAGTGCATGGTGGCTGAGTCGCTCGGCGAGCTGTATTCAGTCGATCTCTGCCAGCGCGCGGGCGCAGGCGGCCGGTTTCTCACCGCCGCCAGCTTCGCGGGCGATGACCTTGCAGCGCGGCAGCTCAGCGCTGTGATTCCTGAATCCACTGTGGCCGCCACGGCGCGGCCCATCAACCGCGGCAGCGCTGGGGGCGCTACCGAAGGAGCAACCATGAAGGAAACCCTTCGCAAATTGCTCGAAGCGCTTCGGGGGAAGAACCCCTCGCGCGCTGCCGAGCTTACCATGGAATTTGCCACTGTGGCCGAAGCCGAGTATCCGGCGCTGCTGGATAAGGTGACGCAAGCGCTCACCGACGGTGGAAGCGGCGCGGCGGTGACGGCCGAGTCGGCAGCGCAGATCCTGGCTGAAGCGCAGCGGCTCCAGTCGCGCAGCCGAATCGATAACAAGCTGGCTGATTCGAAGCTCCCCGAGGCAGCGAAGAAGCTCGCGCGCACGCATCTGGAAACGGCGCTTGCATCCGAGGCCAACCTGCCCGATGCCAAGATCGACGCTGAGATCGCCAGCGTGCGCGACGCTTTCGCTGCCTTCCAGAGCGTGGGCACCGTGCGCGGCGCCCAGGTGACGATTGAAAGCGGCGAGAAGATGGCGCTGGCCATGGAAGCCGCGATCGGCGTCAAGGACTCGATCGGCAAGGGCGTCCCCGGATTCAAATCGCTGCGTGAGGCTTACACGACAATCACCGGCGACTGGGATCTCCGGCGCCTGACCGGCGGCGGCTTTAGCGGTTACACCCTGGCGTCGGAAGCGGTGCTGAGCGCTGACTTTCCGAATATCCTGCTGAACTCGATGACCAAGCGGCTGCTGCAGGACTGGGCAGAGCTGGCCCTCGACGGTCTCGCGAATCTCTACACGAAGGCGTCCATCAGCGATTACAAGCTGCAGGACCGCGTCCGTGAGGGCTACTTCGGCGAGTTGCCGATCGTGGGCGAGGGGACGCCGGGCTACACCGAGATTACGCCTCCCACCGACGAGCGCGTGAGCTACCAGCTGCAGAAGCGCGGCAATCTGCTCTCGATCTCTGAAGAGACCATCCGCAACGATGATCTCGGTGCGATCGCGCGCTTCCCCGGCCGCCTGGCGCGCGCCGGCCGCTGGACGCTCAAGAACTACATCACGAACTTCTTTGTCTCGAACCCGAACTATGGTGCGGACGGGGTTGCGTGGTTCAACGCGGCGCATGCGAATCTGTCCTCGCTCGCGCTCTCGCAGGACGCGCTGATCGCAGCCGAGGTTGCGCTGTTGACTCAGACCGAGAAGGATTCGGGCGAGCCGCTGGGGTTGCCTCTCGACTGGCTGATGGTGCCGCCACAGCTCGCAGCTACCGCGCGCCAGATCAACCAGACGAACACGGCCGGATCGAACGCGTTCTTTCAGCGTTTCGGCGTAAACAACGAGCGGATCTACGTCAACGAGAAGCTCACTGATGTGAATGACTGGTTCTACGGCACGCGGCAGGAAAATGCGCCGTTCCTCGAAATCGGCTTCCTGGATGGGATCGACAACCCGCAGATCTTCCTAGCCAACCAGCCCACCATCGGCACGCAGTTCACGATGGATGAGCTGCAGTACAAGGTCAAGATGGTTTTCAACGGGGCGATCATCGACTTCCGCGGCGTTGGCAAGGCAGTCGTCGCCTAACCGGGCACGTTGCCAGCGCACCCGCTGCAGGTGATTGCAGCTCAGGCACCGGGCCGAGCGATCGGCCCGGCAACCCGACAGGAGATCTCATGCAGGACAGTTTTCGCAGAAGCACAATTACTCTTCCGTTACCCGCTCCGCTGGCGGCCAGCGTCGGCCAGGTGAGCTACACGTCGCCACGGCCCCAGCGTATTGCGAGCGCACAGCTCTGCCTCAGCGATAGCGGCACAGGCGCGGGCGCGACCGCGGTGAATCTCAACATCAACGGCGTCGCGGTCAACACGGCCGGGAGCCTGTCGATCGCCGGAGCTGCTGCAAGCACGACAGTCAGTACGGACATCACCGCCGGCTCGAATCAGTATCCCGGCGGCGCGCGACTGAATGCAGGCGACGTTGTCACGATTGATCTCGCCAGCGTGCCCGCGACCACGGCGCCAAAGGCAGCGTTCGTCGCTCTCGACATGGTGGAGATCGACGTCTAGGCATTTACCCAACGCAGACGTAAGCCTGATTGTCGCATTGTCCCCGGTGGGATGAGCGGCGCGTACCAGGCTAAATCCACCGAGGGGCGCTTCCGGGGCGCCCCTCCCAACCTTGAGGATCGAAGTTGCCTTTTCCTTATTCCATCGCCGATTTCATCGCAGAGCTTCCGAACGTACTCTCAGATGATGCCGGACGCCTGAGCACCGGTCCGGACGGCGATGTGCGCGCCGCGCTGGTCCAGCGCGCAATCCTGCAGCGGTACACGCTCGACGCTCCGCTGGAGATCGTATCGGATGTTCCCGGCAACGGCACAAACTATCTTGACGTCCCGACCGATCCTGCGCAGAAAGCCATCTTTGAGCCGGACTTCTCGATCATCAAACAGATCGAGTTCCCGATTGGCCAGCAGCCGCCGCAGCTCGTGCTTGACTCTGACCTGCGCGTTTACCGTACGCCTGCCGGCTATCAGATTCTGATCAACTTCGACACGCCGAATCCCGATGAATCGGTTCGCGTGACCTGGACAGCGCGGCACCTCGCCGACGGCAGCACAGTGCCGGACAAGGATTTTTATGCCGTGGTTGACTTTGCCGCCAGCCTGGGCGCAGAGAAGATCGCCAGTTTCTACGTGGGCACCGGCGACTCGACGTTGCAGGCCGACGTGGTTAATTACCGCTCCAAATCGCAGGAGATGCTCAACGTGGCAAAAGCCCTGCGCAAGCGCTACTTCAATCACATGGGCATCGAAGAGGGCGTCAATGGCTCGAATGAGATCAAGCCGGCCTTCGCGATGGGTAACCAGTTCCTGGAGCAGAACTCCGGCGTGGACCGCCTGGTCCACGACAAGTATTCGAGGTAGCCATGGCCTGGAGCGCAAAAGTTACCGGCGTCGCGGAAGTGGCACCCGAGATGCGCGCAGCTGTCGCCGAAGGGACGCAGGGCGGCCTCGAAAAGCTAGGCGTCAAGGGCGCGGAGATGGTGCAGCAGAACATCACCACGCCGTTTGACGGAAAGCCGCCGGCTGTCTGCTTCGGCAATCTCGCAGGTTCGATCGTATCCTCTTTCCAACTGCTCGATGGGTTGTTCCGCGAAGTGATCGGCGTCGGACCTACGCTGCACGCGGATCAATATGCTGCGCCTGTCGAGACCGGCGCACGGCCGCACATGCCGCCACCGTCGGCGCTCCTGCCCTGGGTGCAAAAGAAGTTTGGCCTGGAGAACGAAAAAGAAGCGCTCTCGGTTGCGTTTGCCGTAGCGCGAAAGATCGCGCAGCGCGGCACACAAGGGCATCAGATGTTTTCGCGCGCCCTGGCCGAGCTGGAGCCGTTGGCGGCACCGGCGTTGGAGGCGGAGATCGCGCTGGCGCTTTCACGGCATGGATTCACCGGAGTGCAGGCATGAGCGCAATCGATGCAGTGGACGCTGTGTGGGGACGCCTTAAAACGGTGAATGGCGTCGGCCCGAATGTCTACAACATACTGCGCGAGGCGACGACGGACGTGGCATTTCAGCAGATCTTTGTGGATGCCTCGCAGTCGCAGAAGATTGTCCGCGCCTGGCGCGTGACGCGCACCGCGACGCAGCCGCGCGATGAAGTGATTGGGGCGATGAGCCGCACACATACGGTGGAGATCTCCGGATTCATGTCCTACCAGGACGGCGTCTCCGAGCCCATCTTCCAGCAGCTCATCGAAGATATCTGCGCCGCCTTCGATTCGTACGCCGAAGGTTCCGCTCTGCGGCGGTTCGTCGATGTGAATCATCCGCAGGGACAGTTTGACTGGTCGGGACCGACCAATGTTGTGACCGTGCGTCTCGGCATGCTGGGCAACGTTCTGGTCCACGCCGCGCTGCTGCATTACCCGGTTCGAGAATTTCCGATTTGATTTTGTGCTCTGGGAGGAGCCCATATGCCAACAGCATTTACTACTCAACGATCGATCCTGCGCAACGTGGTTGTCGGCGGAAACATCCAGGCCACGCTCGCGGAGACCTTGGCCGATGCGGCTCTGACTTATCGCGCACGGCCGGAAACCAGCGGATTCTTCCAAGTTGCCCTGGAGAAGGAGTCCGATTACCAGTACGCCGGCAAGGGGGGCTCGTTCGCGACTGAGGCGCGCCTGATCGCGCAGAGCTCTACCGGCGAGATTGATACGCGCCTGGATGATTACCTGGCCGGGTGGTTTCTCGCCATGGTGATGGGCAACGAGGTCTATACCGCGGGATCGGCCGGTCCGCCTGTCGTTCCGAGCAGCCATGTGCTCACCTGGCGCGACACCGGTGAGCCGGCGCAGGTGACCAACGTCTACATCGAAGACGCTCCAGGCCTGAAGCGGAAGTTCCTGGATATGAGCTGCAACAAGGTTGTGCTCAGCGGCGTCGATAAGGGCTCAATCACAGCCAAGGCCAGCTTCATCGGCACGGGCCGGTACGTTGACGGCGCGATGGTGGCGCTACCCGCATTGCCGACAGCGCAGTACCTGTACGGATCTGACTCAACGGTCTCGATCGGTCCGGCCGGCGCGGCGGTGTCGATGGCGCCGCGTGTGCTGAGCTGGGAAGCGACGTTTGACCACCAGAACGATCTCTTCCGCAGCTGCGGAGGCGGCGTATATCCCGTCTTCCCACGCTACGGCAACCCAATCTGCTCGCTCAAGCTCGTCATCGCGATCGACACCACCAGCGACATCCGCGACTGGATGATGAACCAGACGCTGCTGGAGATCAAGATCGCGGTGGCCAGCGGAGCATCAACCCTGACGATCGATTACCCGAACGTCATTATCCCGAAATCTGACCTGGGCGAGACGGACAAGTACGTCACATACACGGTCGAGCTGGATCAGCAGGCGATCCTGCAGCCCACGGGCGGCCAGGTCTGCACCGCAACGGTCGAGAACTCGGCCGCGGCATATCTGGTCACAGCGTAAGAATCCTCCTTCGCGGGGCATAGCTGGAACCTGTGCCCCGCACTTTTTGAGGACGGAACACTTTTGGAGGACAGTATGAACGAAGAAAAGCAGGCGATGCTTCCGCTGGATGCGCTGCGCACTGTGGCGCTGAAGGGGACCAAGCAGACTTACACCTACCATCTACGCCGCGTGACCGGCGACGATTGGATGAAGTACTTCGCCAGCGTCGTGGATCAGACACTGAATCTCAGCGGCAGCCGTGAGCGAGTCCTCGACACCGAATCGGCACTCCTGGAACTGGTCGATCGCGTCCTGGTGCGCGCGGAGGGCTACGGCGATCTGAGCGCGATCGGCGAGTGGAAATCGTTCCTTCCGATGCGGCATCGGATCGCGGTTGGCGTTGTCCTTCGCAGCGTGGCCGCTGCCAGTACTGACGACGATGTGCAGATATGCAACCTGGTCGAAGTACGCCTGGATGCGACGTGGCCAATCGATGGCAAGACATGCGGTTACGACGGCCTGGTGCATCGCTTCCGCCATCCCTCGATCGACGATCTCAAGCGCTTCAACTTCGAGGCGTCACGTATCAAGGTGCGCGGCACCGGCGACAACGGCGTCTCGATTTATCCCTCGCGCCACGCCATTGCGCTGAAGATGTACGACGATTTGATTGAGAGCGCCGATGGTTATTCGATTCACGGCGAGCCACTGACAGGCAAAGAGGCAATTGTGCGCGAGATGGACGGCGCGCACAAGGCGACTGCCGCTCTCCGGCTATTCGAGGGCGAAGGCGACGTCGAGGTCGAATGAAGTCCGACCTCGTGCGGACGGCAGCGGCCGAATACTTCATTGAGGGGTATCTGTATGCCGAGATGCGGCGCATCATCGAGAACACCGATCCGGATCGCCGCGTCGAGGCCTACGAGCAGTCGCGGCCGCCGCGAACGGTGCCAGACGGATGTTTCGGATGGATCACTCACCTCATCTGGCTGGAGAATCTGCTGGAGATCTGTCCGCTGCAGCTCACTGCGCAGGAAGCCGAGGGCCTCGTCACTCTCAAGCGTGCGCGGGTCAAGTTTCAGGCCGAGCACCCACCGTGTCCAAAATGTGGCATGCCCAACGAGGCGCACGCCTTCAAATGCCGCGAATGTTTCGCGGATATCCAGCACTGAGGAATAGCCGTGGCGACCCAGGTACAAATCGAACTGACGGTGGATGAGAAGGGCGCGGTGCAGGGCGTCCGAAACTTCGATACGGCGGTGAAGAGCAGCACGGGCAGCGTGGCGCAGCTCAACGCGCAGCTCAACCAGGCGTCGGCAAAGGCGGCCACGGGAACCGACGCCTTCAATGCGCGGCTGAAGGCTGCGATGGCCTCGTATGAAGAGCAGTCGAAGCGCGGCGGTAAGGTGCAGGAGTATCTCGGCCAGCAGTTCGATAAGTTCAGTGCGGGCAATCCGGCAGTCGTGGCGTTTGAGAAGGCCGCGGAAGCCGCGCGAAACTATGTGCCGGCAGCCAAGGCGGCGCAGACGGCGACCGAAGGCATGTCGCACACCATGGAAGGACACTTCCAGACCAGCTTTGATCGCGTTCGGCTGCTGCGGACCGAGCTGGGCGTCCGCGTCCCGCGCGCCATGGAGAGCATCATCGCGCGGAACTCGATGCTGATGGCCGGAATCAATCAGCTGGGTGGTTTGCTGGTAACCGCCGGCGCGGCGATGATCGCTTTTCAGTTCGGGAAAGAACTCTATGATGCCTATGAAAAATACATCTCGCTCGATGCCGCGGCCGAACAATATCGTAAGACGCTTGAACGCACGAAGGAGGGCGACTACTGGAGATCTGACTCCATTGAAACAACGACGTTGCGAATTAACGATGCGAATGCCGCTGCTCAGGGATTTCTAAATACCGCGCAGGCGATGCACAGCGGCCTATTTGCAGACATTGCGCACGGCATGACCGGAGGTGGTGGTTTCTCGGGTGCGGTCCAGGCTGCAGCCCAGGATATCTTCGGCGCACGCATGATGGCCGACGCGGGCTACAAACAGAAAGGTAACGTCGATAAGCTCACGCCGCTGCAGCTTAGGCAGCAGCATGAGCTGGCCGTGCAGCAAATCGAATTAAACCACGCCCTTGACGGTGAGTTGAAAGGGCAATCGAAGATCAATGCAGCGCTTGCCAAGCATAAAGAGCTTGCCGCAGAGATGCGTAGTTACGAGACGAAGAGAGACAGCGCACTCGGTAATCCCGTGGGTGCGGATGCTGGTGCGAGAAAAGAACATCTCTCTAATCTCACAGCGCAACGCGAGGCCATGGCTGAAGCTACGACGGAGGCGCGTTCGCAGCATGAGGAGACACTGCGTCTTCAAGCGGAGGCACGCGAAGCAAATCTCCAGGGCGAAGCGCTCTATATGGATCAGCGCAACGAGATGTTGCGGCAGCTGCGCGAGAAGCTGAAGGAGACCGAGCTTTCGCCAATTGAGTACCGAAAGCAGGTTGCGGCGGTTGAGGAGAAATACGATAACGAGCGCAAGCGCCGCATGGAGAACTATCAACGCGAGGTTGAACAGGCGCAAGGAGAAACGGCGCTCAAGTCCTTCCATGGCATCGGCCACATGCAAGCACAAAACGACCTCAATATCTCAAATATCCGTGCGCTGGATAAGCCCGATTGGGTGAAAGATCAGCTCGTAGCCAATGCACGGCGATCGCTGTCGGCGGATATGCTCAACCAGGAGCGGGAGTTCACCGAGCAGGTGGACGAGATGGCCGACGAACAGGCCACGCACGCGCTGCGAGGATTCGCGCGGATCCGCGGCGAAGCACAGAAGATGATTGCGACCAAGCGGCGCGCGTTCGAGAAAGAATACAGCCAGGTTGATCGCAGCACGCCGGAGGGTGAGCAGACATATCAGAGCGGTCTCGCGAATTTCAACCGCGAAAAGCGGCTGATTACAGGCGGCGCGCAGGTGGACACACGCGAGCTCGCGCAGCGCAACGCCGAGGAGACGGCGCAGATTGAAGAACAGGCTCATGCGCGCTCGATGCAGGCTGAGCGTAACCAGACAGCGGCGATCGAGGCCGAATATGAGCAGCGCGCAGAGAAGTACTACGAGCAGCTGAAAAATCAGGAGATTTCAGAGGACGACTACAACCGCCGCGTTCGCGCGGCCGCTGAAGAACGCGACGCCCAAATGGTGGCGGCGGCGCGCCAGGCGCGAGAGAAGATGGCCGGCCAGTTCTCGCGGTTCTTCCGCTCGCCGATGGAGGCGCTGAAGGAGTTTGGAGATCGCGCCGCCGGCGAAGCTGCGGCGACGATGGTGCAGCGGATCGGCGGCCGGTTCGGCGCGCCGGCGATGACACAGTCTGTGGGTGGACCATTTGGCGCGCTCTGGGCGAAGATGGGGCATCTGCCGGGCGTGCCCGAGTTTGGGCAGCGCCACAACGAGATTGCTCCGCAGCACGGGTTAATCACGCTCGGCACCGCGCAGATCCGGATCGGCACCGCATCACTGTCTATCGGTGGCAGCTCGTCGGCGACGCCGATGGCTCTCGACGCAGGCTGGAGCGGCAGCTCGATGCCATCCAACGCGTCTGGCGGAACATCCGACGGTGGCAGCAGCGGCGCAGTTCAGATTGCACCGGGAATCTCCGCGTCGCCGGCGGTTGCGTCCACGATGATGCGCTCGACGCCGATGCCATCGCCAGCCGGAAACAACAGCGTCCTGGCCAATGCGCACCAGGCGTTTTCGCTGGGCAGATCGGGGCTGCAACTATTCCGCTCATTCCACAAGCCAGGCGAAGAAAACAGTCTCGATGTAATGCACGATCCGTTATCGGGCACGCTTAATTCGGACGGCACCTTCAGCAGCTCATCGTCGAAGAGCGGAGGCATGCTGACCGGCGGCGGTTTCGGCGCGAACGCAGCGGGCGCTGCGGGCGGCGTACTTGGGCTGTACGGCGCATATCAGAGCAGCGGCGGCTTTGGCGGTGCGGCCCAGGGCGCGATGAGCGGCATGGAGTTGGGCATGGCGGTGGGCGGACCGGTCGGTGCAGCAGTTGGTGCAGCAGCTGGAGCGATTTTCGGCGCGATCGGTTTTGGCGGGAAAGAAAAGGCGCGCGTCTATGACCTGAAGCAGGTGCGCCCACGCCTCGGCAATGACATGGACTCCTACCAGCAGGGCGGCATGGACTACACCAGCGCGTACATGGACATGGAGAGCCTGATCAAAGAGGCGGATATGGCCACGCACGCGATGGGTCCTGCAGGCGGCCGCTATTACAACGACACGATCAAGCCAGAGATCAGGCAGGCCGAAGGCAAGCTAAATGCCGAGCAGCGCGCGGGCCGCAGCAAATACACGGCGACCGCGGCGCAGTTTGATCAGGGCGGCTGGGCGGATGACTTCGGCGCCATGTCAACAGGAGCCACCACCGGATGGGCGCATATGCGGCGCGGCGAGTTCGTGGTTCACGAGCAACCCGCAGCGGCACATGCCGGCGCGCTGGAAGCGATTCGCGCAGGCGCGAGCCATGCAGATATGGCCCGCTATTACGGGGCAGACCCAGAGTCTGTGGCGCGCGGGTACCGCGCAGCGATGCTGGGGGCTGGCGGCCGGTCACAGAGTGGCGGAGATCGCACCCTGAACATGAATGTGCATGCGATCGATGCGCGGAGCGTGGCGCAGTTCTTCGACAAATACAAGCACCACATCCGGGCGGCCGTGAACGCGAGCTACGCGGAAAACTCCGGAGGCTCGGATGCCTGAGACGGACATCCTCAACCCGACGCGCGGCTGGGATACGACGCTGGGCGACTCGATGAATCCGTCGTACGGGTTCACTCGGAAACGCACCATGACGCTGCTGCATAAGAAAGCGGTCGGCGGTACGCCGTGGGTGCGCGAGATCGAGAACACCGGCCACGTATTTCCGCTATCGTGGCTGGGGCGCACATGGGGATGCGTACAGCGCCTGAAGTGGTACTACGAGCAGTACCAGGACGGGTATTTCACACTCATCGACTGGGAGGGTGGCGGCCGCCATTATGTGGGCCGATTCACGACGGAGCCTCAAGAGGTGCGTGTTGCGAACAACAAGTTCGACGTGGAGAACCTCACGTTTGAGGAGATGCCGCGCGTTCCGATGGTGCAGTATCCGACTGATTGGGACCACGAAGCCATTCTGTTCAACGTCACAAATAATTTCGGCGACCAGAAGCTGGCGACGAGCGGCGCCTGGACGCAAACAGCGCTGACAGCGGCCCCGCAGATCACGCTCGGCGGCACGCTGCGTACTACGCTGCCGGCGACTGTGATGACGAATCCTGGAAACGCAGGCGAGTGGGCCGCCTACGAATATCGCGGCTATGGTTTCCAGCTCTTTCTCGCAAAAGGGCCAGAATACGGGCAGGCTGATCTGTATTTTGACGACGTCCTGGTGCAGACGATCGATTGCTATAACGTGGCCGAGGTTGGCGCGCAGATCGCATACTCGGCGCCGAGCACGTCTCTCGATATACATCGCGTGCGCATCCAGTGCGACGGCACCAAGAACGCCAGCTCAAGCGGTACGGAGATCAGCTGGTATGCGCTCCAGGTGATGCGATGATCGCGTATTCTGCATCTCTCAAGGCTGTCGGCGGAGCGCGGACCGGCATTGCGCCGGCGAACCTGCTCGACATTCAGGATGTGAATGGACGCACCTATTATCTGTCGGACCGTCCGATAATCGCGCCGACGGTGATCAGCGGCTTCGTCCCTCCGGAGATCACGCTTCCACAGGCAATTCCGCCTGGCCAGGGCGTCGCATGGGCGTTCGCGCGCAACGCTACTGCCGCTTCCGGATGGCTAGGCACGGCAGTAGCGCCTGCTGACTCTGCCGGCAATATCACAGCCGGTACGATGGCGATCGGCGCGCAGGGACCTGCTACGACTGCGAGCAGCATTCAGTTCTCGAATTTTGCAATGCCGCAACTGCCCAGCGGCGCGGTGCTCCAAAGCGCCTTCGGCGTCTGTGTCATCAGCGGTTTTGGAGATACGGTTACGACAAGCGGAGGATTCAGCTTTACTGATGCTGATCTTCCAGGGCAGTTCACTACACCCCTTGTGGCGACGCCATCAGCCATTCAGGCGTGGACGCCGGTGTTCTCGCTGCGCAATACCGTGCCGCCCGTATCGGGCTTCAACGGATCGGTGTTCATCGGGCCATACGACGCTGCTTATAAGATTTCGGGGATCGCGGTGGCGATCTACTACTCGGTGCCCAACGTCTATATTCCTGGCTCCTTCACGCCCGGCGTCGCCGGATCCTCGATCGCGCCCTACAAGCCTTGGTTGTTGAGTGTGCCTCAGATCTCGTTTCACCGCTCCCTGCAGACTGATGTCGGCAACTTCGTCATTCAGAATCTGAGCGGCGACACCTACTCGCGCGACATGGAGAAGAATCTGCGAGCCTCAGCGCTCGAAGGCGCGTTCTTTGCGTATCGGTTATGGCAGCCGGATGCGCAGGCCGCGTGGCTGGAGGTGCATGGGTTGCTCACGGTGGGAGACGTCGGCGTTGATACGCTGACGCTGAAGGGCGCGCAGACGATCAATCCAGCGCAGGAAGACACGCCGCTGGAGATTTATTGCGAAACCTGTCAGCTCAACTGGGGACAGGCGCGGTGCGGCGCGACCGGGCCGACCGAATGTCAGTACAGCTACCAGACCTGCCAGGTGGTTGAGCGGATCATGGTGGTCCTTAACAACTACGAAAAGAACTACGGAGAGACCACCGCGAACACAGCGCTGAAGGTGATCAATCGCAGGAGGAGGATCTGA